AGGGAGCCAAGCCCTGAACCTATAACTCTTTTAGCTCATGATTACTCGTCTATATCTTTCGCCCCGAACGCCTAAGATATTCGCCTGGAAAGTGAGAAGTTTGGCGAAGAAGTTTTATTTCAATATAATTATCTTTAGGTTAGTTTTTATTTATACCGGCCATTGTTAAGTTAATTTTAAGATTTTAAAACAGAAAAATACAAAAATATACTATCTTTTCATTCTTCTATAAAATCCCATGCACTATAGAAAACCACGCGATTTTCTTACAGCTCCACATCTGAGTGGCAGAGCAGGTGTTTCGTACTTCGAGAGACGATATAAGGGTTACTTTTTAGAGTCGAAGTTTAGTTATTAATTGGACCCCATAATGATATAGGCTTACTGCGTTGAGATCACGGTTTCTGAAACTTTGTGTTTTGGATACACGCTGTGTAATGTGGGAACGCTTGATAGCAGGTATGTCCCGGGTAGACTTTCCGGTCGATCCTACTGGGATGCCGCCATTTGGCCGCAGTCATGCCCCGGAATGTCCGGTAACGGATAGGGCAGGGCGAAGGTAGTTACGGCGTGAAAGCACCTTATAAGTGTAAGTAGCGGTCTCGGACTATCGCGATTCTGTGATGCAAGTATATCGAACCTCCTCTGTAGAGTTAAAACTTTTGCAGACAAAGGAGCTTGAGATAAGTACCTATAGGCGTTTTCTTGACGACGTACAGTAAGGCGTATTATTATGACTTGCGTCCACTGGGAGAGAAACCGTACCCTTGGGTGGAGACCTAATACTCTTTTAAAAATTTTCTTAATGGTGACAACTTTACTGAACAAACGATTCAGTATATTATTTTCTTTCATTTCCAAAATGCTCAACCTTAAAACAGTACTCGATAGACCCCAAGATGATGAAGCTTTTCTCAGTTCAGCAACAGAATCATTTCTTTACATTGTTTTTGCCATTTCAAATGTTTTTGATTACATTCACTCTAAGTTTCAGTAAATGAATTCCCGAGAAAGCTTTACTATTGGTTCACGTGCCGAATCCAAAAGATTTAACGTTAATCATCGTCGATCCCAATCTTTCAGTTCAGAAGTTAGTGTAGGAAGTTTTTCCCAAAGAAACTACGCCCCATCCCTTACCCGATCATCCCGATCCAGAAACTCATCTTCTTCTAGTTTATCTTCGATAACTGAAGAAAGAGGCCCTTCGATCCCCTTGAGATCAGCCCAAGGCCTAGAACACGTACCTGAAGGAGTAGAAGAGAGCCAATTTATTGGCAACGCAGAAAAAGAGGATCACACCGGTGTTGTTGGAGCAGGTTACGCAGCTCAACAACTTATTGGAGGAGTAGCTCGAGGAGCTGAAATAGCAAATCGTCCCATCCCAGGAAATCCCGCTTCGATAGAAAACGTTTTAGACGTTGCCCATCCCGGAACCCCCGCACCAAGTGGTTTAACGAACGCTCGAGAGGAGGCTGCAAATAAAAAGGAGCAGCAAATAAATACGTGGGAGACTGCAGGAGAAGTAGCTAGTACACTAGCTATAGCAGGACTATCCTTATTATGACGACACAGGGAGAAATTTATGATAGCGCTGCCGGCGTTACAACCGGTAAAGCGGCTATTATTGTGGATTCTGGAACACCAGTGGAACTTGTATCAACACCTGGACCGTCGGTTCCACTTAATGTTCAAGAAAATTGGTCAATTGAAGACAGAGCTATGAGGCCTGTGGAAATTTATAGATACAATTGGACTACCGCTATGGCACAAGAAACTGAATTGATGAACTTGACAGCAGAAGATTGCATCCGGAGAATGGATGATCTTTATCAAATGATAGCTCAGTTTCGTTACATCAACTACAAGTGTGTCAAATTAGAAATTATCTCAAACACAAATCTTTTCCAAAAAGGGTGTGTATACTATTCAAAAGGTTATACTGCGAATGCCACCGTTTTGGAAAGAATGACACGATCTCACCAATTATGGTTTCCCCATATTGGAGATGCAACACAAATTGAATTGGAATGGAATAGTCATTTGGATTGGTCTCGTAGAAACTCTGGAGAAGTAACGACGGAAGTTAATGCCATGGTAATGTCACCACTTGTTATTCAAGATAATTTATCAAGCACAGTGGAATTTATCGTCTATTGCCATGTGGAAGGAATGAGAGTAATGTTTACCATCCCCCGCGAAATAGGACTCCAAGGTACTGATGATGTCTTGTATTATCCATCAACATCTAAATTCTTTAGACCAGACGGAAGTGCCGTGATAATGGGTAACGTAGTTGGAGAAATAGGAGATGAAGTATCCCTTCAGGGAGAAAATACCATTGCTCAATTTTTGAGTCATCCCTATGTTTTTAATGAATGGAATTTGAGTGTTTCTGGAAGGAGTTCAGTTTATGAATTGAGCTGGATCAACGTTCAGTCTCCGAGTTCAGCAGGAATTGCAGCACAATCCAACCTTACTTATGTAATGAATATGACAAACTATATGAATGGTTCAGTGAAACTTGACCTTTATGCAGCATTGGATGGCTTTACTCATGGAAAGGTAATGATCTTCATTACACCCATCGATGTTAATCCAGGCAATGGTGATGGACACCGTTATCCAAATTATATTTGGGACTTAAAGGAGGGAAATCATACTAGCTTTATTCTTCCTCTCAATTATTCTGAATATCGAATGATTCCATCACGGCGAATTGCTGAAAATATAATATCAACACCAGCTAATGTGAGGGTTTTCATGCAAGTAATGCAAATGTTCTCAAAAACAGCCACAGCACCATCCCAAATTGGATTTATTGGAACTTGTACACCTATGTGGACACCGCCAAAAACTCCTGGCGCTCTGCAATTTTTCCAAATTCGACGACTTGATATTGATGCAACGGCAACACGAAAGGAAGATTTAATGGTTCAAAGTTTAACATCTGATGGTGTCCCTATTTTGGGAAAATTGCCGGCTGTTGTAGAGGGAAACTTTTGCGACATGGAGGAGTTGACCCTAATGGGAGAACTTACAAGCCGAGCATTTGCTTTTTATTGCAATGAAGAAAGGATAAATTTATCGAATTTTCCTATTGGACCAAGAAGTATTACGCAACACCCTGGAATTAAGGTAGGACCTTATCCAGTGGCCCACCAAATTGCCTTTGCCTATTATGGATATAAAGGATCAGCGACAATTATTCTTAAAACGGATCAAGATGTTGACTCAGTGGCAGTGGTACCAGTTTCCTATCGAACTTGGGAAGCCTTCACGGAATCCACTTTGCTTGAAGGGGCTTTAAATCCTTTGATAAACATTTCCTCTACAGGTTATGTAACATTGGAAGTTCCTGGATTTTGCCCGTTCAAGTTTTGGCCATGGCATAAGTATCCTAATACTTATTTCCTTGACACGTCTTATAAGCTCAACATCTTTTCACATGCATTTGGAAAGAAACCTCTTCTGCAAGATAAGATTATCCTTCATGGATATTACCAAACAAATATTGATTTTAGAGGTTATTATTGGAATGGATTTGTTGCTGATATGCCAGCAATTTATCAGCCTTACATCAATAATATGAAAAATCTGATAACAACAGATCCAGTGCCAATACTTCCATCAACTTCAAAAGCGCAAACTGTGAAAGAAATTCGAGAAGCTAAAGAAAGAGAGTTACTTAATGTGGCTCGTGCGGCGAAAGATTATGAATCGATGGTTGCAGCTTTGACTCAAATGGAGCCTATTGGAGATAGCACTCTACAATCAAAGGAAACTTTTGACCCTTTTGGCACTAAGATAAAGGACGTGGAATATAGTCTTTCTTTGTCATCAGACCCTGAGCAAGATACTCATGAAGCAGTTCCTCATTCAAGCGGAACTAGGACTTCCCAAAAGAAGAAGAGGAAACGACGACAAGGGTTTTTTGATGTCCCTGACAAGTTGTGTGACACAATTGAACAATTCACCCAATTGGGTGAGTCTTTAACAGCCACTACTGACCGATTGGCAACTACTATGGATGGTATTGCAGCTGCATTGACTCCCAATTTGGAAAGAATTACCCACGAAACAGCAAATTATGCAGAAGACCCAGCACTCTTATTTAAGAGGATGTTTCCAAAAGCTTTATCAGAAACAGCATTAGGAGATACAATCTTCTATTTGGCTTTGGAATTTATCGATTTGTTTGCTATCAGAGACAAAATTACAGTGCCAGTTATTGGCATATCAGCTGTTCGCATAGCTAAAATACTCAACTGGAGTATATCCGATATTACGAAATGCATTCGGAAAATACTTAGTCCGCCACAAGAGAATCTGGACCCAGATGAAGTAGTTGTGCAAATGCGACAAGAATTTAATCCAGAGCTTAATGTTGCTGGAGCCCTCACAGGAGCAACTATCCTAGCCGAGGCAGCTTTTAGCGGAAGACAACCTGATTACAACAATCCAGGCATTTGGAGATATATGTCTGAGCATGGTCGTGATTTAAACAACATGCGAAATGGCGCTACAGTGTTAGTTAGCCTAGGAGAGAAAATCATGGCCTTTATTGAAGGTCTTCTTGAAAGAATGGGTTATACATTGCGAACCCCAGAAGAGTTTACTCAGAAAATTAACAGTATTTCTGAGTCTTTACAACATTTGACAACGCCCACGGTATGGTGCCAAATTGGTACCAATAGAGAACTTCGAGTTTTAGCACTCCAAACAATTAATGATTTCCTTCAAGTTCAGTCCCTATTAGTAAGATCTAAGATGGATAGGGAACATGTGACGAAGTATAATGTTATTGCTCGAATGATACACGACTTGCACGTAATGATGCGAGAAAATGCTGAGGAAACGGAAACCAAATTTGTACCTTTCCACATAAGAATTGTTGGTGACAGCCAAATTGGAAAGAGTACTCTTTTAAAACTCCTAGCTAATGCTTTGGCTAAATCACAAGACTTATCAAACGCCATCTATTATCCATCAGAGACCAACTTTCATGATGGTTACACAGGACAACCAGGAGTTGTTCGAGATGACAGGGATATTCGAGAAGATCAAGAAACATCAGGAGAGATCATTAATTGGGTTTCTCCCGTTCCTGTAATCCTCAATCTTGCTGATCTAACAAAGAAAGGTCGAAGAGCCGACTTTAAGTACATTATCAGTACTGGAAACTCATTATTTCCAGATATTGCCGGACTTCATGCTACAGGTAGAGTCCCGTGGCTCAAAAGAACTCACTTTCTTATAAAAGCTCAGAAAGTGGGTGATTACACTGATGACTTCACACATTTGCGATTCCGTACGTTCGAGAATCCAGCAGATACAACAAATCATGTTGGAGTTGAGCTAGGAAATATTGATGATTTACTTAGAGTATCTATTCAAAAATTTGCACATCATGCGGTATCACAATTCAGGACAAATTTGATTTCAGGACCATGGACTCCCATTTCCTGGGAGAGAGTTGGAGCACCAGCAATTAATCAATTTGTTAGAGATGTAAAACATGCTTATCTCAACAATATACGCGCTTTTGAGCCCAGAAGTCCCTCCGTTATAGGGGTGGACGTTCCACTTGTTCAAATGCTTGACCCAAATGCAGAATCAGGAGATGAAACGTTCGAATCAGATTTGCATGATGATAATTGGTATGAATTTATGCGAGACGTAAATAGAAACTATGCCATTATAAAATCAGAAGGCCGTTACTATATGTTCGCGAAGATTGATTCAGTGCCACGTTGTATAAGATCAGGAGATCGAGCTTATATACGAAGAGCCTGGGGAGTAATGACATCAGCATCAGCTACAGAGGAGCAACTCCAGAGTTGGGCCGATATGTATTATAATGACAATCCTCATGCAAATCAAGATTATGAGCAACAGGCTGGAGAACAATTTGCACAACAACATCAAACCTTCTTCTTTGGCCATGGCTCATATCAACTGGAAGTATTACCTCCAGATTGGCTAAACACATCAGCAACAGCTGTGGCAAACTTATTCCGGAAAATTGGAATTAACATAGCTCCAGAGGCAGAATTGACGCTTCTTCGCCGATTATTAACACAATATCGTTCCGCAGGAGTCTATGCATATTGCACTTTGATGGGTTTTATTCTTCCAGATCATTTGACACGAAATTTTCCTTACGCCAGACAGATTCGACAGGAAAGAGGGAGATATAATCACATGCTTATCGCCGAACATCAACGTCATATTGAAATTTTGACAAATACTGTTGATCAAGAACCAGTGCTTCGTACTGCAATTCGAAATTACTTTATGATGATGCCGCGAGTGGTTGAGTTATTGGCAGGAATTCTCTATCCAGTTGACTTGAACCCTTTTAGAAATTTTCACGATCTATGTGAAGCTGTTAGCACACCCATTGTTCATGGAATCTTTCACATTTACAGATTGATGAAGGAGTGGTGGATGGTTTCTATACCATTAGGGTGCTTGATTACATACTTCATAGCTAAAAAGGTCAAGAAGTACGTTTCATCGATTGAGGTTAAACAAGAAAAGATCAAGCCTTCAGAAGAACTAGTGGCGGAGGGAGCTGAGCATTGCATTATTGAAGGGAAGAATCATTTGTATTTACCCAATGATGGAGAGCCTAGAGAGCATGCCCATATTTGCGAGAAGTGTGGGCGAATTTATGCGCATACACATGTCAAGCGAGTAGTCGCTACACTCCATTGTAAAGATTGCCGCTTGAAAGTTTTCCGAAATTTACGACAGAATAACCCCAATTCAACGATTGCCGTTGAAATTGATGATGAGGAATTGGAATTCATTGAAGAGAATGCCTTGTGTGAAGACAATGTGTATTCTCCTACAGTGGCGCGTGGTAGACCAAATAAACATATCCGTGTTGAAGATAATGTTTACTCCCCCACTGTTGCTCGAGGTAGAGGACCTCGGAAAATCAGAGTTGAGGCAAATGAAGATTTCCAGACAGCCCTTCATAAGAAAAACCGCCTTATAATGACTGAGCAAATTATTGATGAAATTCCAATTCAACCGATACCTCCCGCATTCGTTAATGCTCCGCATACGTCAGACTCAAATGTTAACACTCAGAGTCTCAAAACAGAAATGTGGCGTGTTAATGAATTGGCATACACAGTATTTCCCCAAGGTGATGACGATCATGCCAACTATTCATTGAGAGTCAAATGCTTTCGTAATATGGGACTGATTTCGTGTATTGCAGAAAACCGCAAACGAACAGTTCAGTATTTGGGAATTTGTGGTAATTGGATATTAACTGTCCTTCATCCTTTCAAGGAATTTATTGAAGGAAATAAACAACTCGAACTGGAAATAGTTAATAGAGAAAATCCAACAGGAAGACGATTCAAGATTCAGCCTCAGCGAACCTGTATTTTGCCTGCACAATTCACTTCTGTGAAATGGCAGCGAGAATTGAGAAAGGATTATTGCTTTATCAACCTTAAAGGTCAGGGACTTAATAGTTTTCAAGACATTCGAAAATATTTCGTCAAACAAGAAGATTATCCCAAGATAATTGAGGGTAGGGGAGCGCATCTCCTCATTATAAGTCCTCAAGATCGAACTATGGCCATTTCCAATTATACTCAATCTGTTCATCCAACAGGTAATGTTACGCCGTTAGCTCACAATGTGGGCTGCGTTTGGGGATTTTCTTACCAGCTACCTACTTCAGACGGATGGTGTGGAGGACCTTTGATTATCCACAATCCTGACTTTTCACGGAAAATAATGGGAATTCATTTCTCAGGATCCACTAACAAGGGATTTTCAATCCCAATTCTTCATGAGGATATTGATTATCTGGCTAAACATCGGCTCTTTGTGAGCAATCCATTTGTCAGCGATATGGACGATGATGATGTCAGGCTTCAATGTATGGAAAGAATGGCACATGAAAATATGCCAGTGACAGGACAGTCGGATTATTTTGGTGTACTGCAACCAAAATTGAAGCCTTATGATCAACGTAAAACAGACTTGAGGCCTTCACCAATTTTCGACAAATTTCAAAAACATATAAGTGAGCCAGCAGTACTTTCTTTTAGAGATCCACGCTCACATATTGACAATGATCCACTTCTTAAGGAAGTGGACAAATCCCACACATGGTCACCTACTCCAGATAAAGAGTATCGGTCGCGAGGCCGAAGACAAGTACTTGATATGTGGAAGAGAGCCGCGAGAGATGATCCCTGGAGAAAAGGGGTCTATCGCATTTTAACACTCGAAGAAGCTCTCAATGGAGATGGAGAGTATGTTGAACCTCTTAATATGAAGAGTTCAGCAGGATGGCCATTTACGCTATATCCCGGACGAGGAAAACATGCCTGCTTTGACGAAGTGGGTGAGGAGGATGATGGTCGAAAGATTTATCGTCCTAACAAGTACTTTCTCACCATCTACAATGAGATATGGGAAGAACTCCAGCATGGTAGAGTTAGATGGAACTACTACCTTGATAAACTCAAAGATGAGCGAAGAAAACATTCAAAGATTTACGAGGCAAAAACTCGAATCTTTAACATCGCTAATGCAGCTTGGTTGCTCATCACCAAGCAATATATGTGGTGGCTTTACGCTTTCCTGATTAAACACAAAGAGAAAGCTGGAACTGGCCTTGGAATTGATTCTTTTGGCCCAGATGCCTCCGCACTTGCAAACAAGTTCCTCGACATGTGTGACTTATTTATGGATAAGGACATTCAATGTTGGGATGGCTCCTTCGGCATTTATTTGTTCGAAGATTTTGCATGGGTAAGTAAGGAATTATTTGCTTTTCTAAGTGCTGAGATGCGAAACTTAGAAGAAATAATGTTGTACGCCCATTATGAGTGTGTCACTATTCGTGAGATAAAACGACGATATGGTAAAACCCTCAAATATTTCACTGCGCGATTTAACATTGAGCGAGTGATTATGGCCACAACCTGTAGAGTTCACTTTGCAGGTGATATTGTCTATCGGCCAAAGAAAGGGATGCCTTCTGGTGCCTACATAACAGCATGTGGGAATTGTGGAGGACACCTCATTATAGACGGAATTGTGTTCGCCAGGCTCGTTGATCAACATTGGGCTGAAGTGACACCAGAAGTACGTACGAATTTACAAAACCACGACTGCTTCTATTCCTGTCTTATAACAACGAAAGTAGGCGACGACACTATTGATGGCGTTACTGAAGAAGTTGGAACATGGTATACACCTCTTAGAGTTCACAAGGAGTGGCAAGCTTTGGGATATGTTGTTACCAATGGAACAAAAACCGGTCCACCTGAATGGACTAAGTTTGAAGATTTAACATTTCTGAAATCTAAATTCATTCAGCATCCAGATTATTATCGCCGTTTTCAAATGGCAATTAACAAGGAAGAAGTAATTGGTGAACTTACCAACTGGATACGGTGTGGTCAACCCGAAAAAGAAGCATTAGAACAAAATCTTACTGATGCTCTCCGATTCGCTTTTGCCCACGGGAAGGAGGAATTTCTTCGGATAAAAGATCAGCTTAACGCTATTCTACGACGAGAGGACTTGCCCGAAACTACTCTCTCATACCTGGATTTGCATCGAGAATGGAATTCACAGTATGGAGGAGCAAGAGAAGAAGAGTTGTAAATAAAGATTAATGATAGTTTCCGCCGCAACGAGTGATTATCTGCAAAGCACCTATTTAAGCCTTTCTAAATTCATAGCTATTTTAGATAGCGAGAACAGTGTTCCCGGTTACACGGATAACTTCCGCCCGCTGTTCCAATTTGGAAATATTCTCTACATTATGATAAAAG